GACAACGACTGAAGAATTTGACAATACGTTTTCAGATATTTTATTAAAATAAATTTGGAAATGTAAAATATTTTTCGTAACTTAGTAGAAATATATTAATTAAATTAAAAGATGGCAAGAGAAAATTTACAAATAACAAAATTAGAAAATACAAATATAGTGTTCGCAGTTAACAATGTTGGTAACTCAGCATCAACTTTGTTGACACTTGAAGAAGTGCAAGACTTAGTAAAGGAATTAAATAGATTAAGCGCACCACCACTAACACTTAAACCACAAGCACAATAAAATGGGACTAAGATTAATTAAAGAAGAAGATAGTATCACATTAGCTATCAGCACCTCAAAGGTAGAATCAAACGTAGAGACAGTAACTACATCAACCATTAAATTGGATGAAGAAGATATAATGGATTTGATTGCTGACTTAACAATATGGCTAGAAGTTAAAACTCTTATAGAAAATAATGATGAGGAACGTATCAATCATATTATTGATATGAATACTAAAGCAATGAATGATGCTTATGAGCAATCTCAGAGCAAATTAGATTTGGAGAAACGTTTGAAAGATGCTTTTGTAGATATTTTTGATTCAAAGTTTATTGAAGAACAAGCAGCTGAAGCTGAAATTGTAAAAATAATCAAATCAATTAACAAAAAATAAATACAAATATATCCATATGTGTTATAATAAAACAGGTCCTCTTAGTTTACTGCCATTTATTTCTTGGACCTTTTCTCTATATACACTAATAGCCAGCATATTATTTGCTGGCTATTTTTTTTATGGAAATATTTTTTTAGAGTATTTATATATAACTAAAAGATAATGGCAATGAAAGTAAATTTAGAAATGAAACCAATAGAGGGTTTCGAAGATTATTACATCACAAATGATGGAACAGTACTAACTACAAGGTACTCTAAAAAATACCACAACGATGGTAGGTTAAGAATTCTTAAACCAAAGTTACATAAAAATGGGTACATTTATTGTGGAATTTATGCAGGAGATGTAGGTGATTCAATTAGAGTTTGGAAAAGAGTACATAGGCTTGTATATGAAACATATATAGGTCTAATACCATCAGATGAAGAGATAGACCATTTGGATGGAAACAAATCAAATAATATAGTAAGTAACCTACAATCAGTATCTCGTGTAGAGAATATGAAAAGAATGTGGAAACGTAAAAGAGCAGTAGTAATATGAAACGAATTAAATTGGGCGATTGGTTAGAAGCATTTATAGATGTAATAACTAAAGGACAAGGACAGAGATTAGCAGAGTGGATAGCAATAGATTTATTAGGATACACATCATGCGGCTGTTGCAAAAGAAAGCAATGGTTGAATAGATTAACAAACAAAGATTACGATGGGAATTGTAATGGAATAACATTTTAATTATGAAGATAGTATCGGAGCCAGAGATTTACAATTATATCTCTAAAGAAGAATTAGATTCCCTTAAAGGAATGTGGGTAAGCGATTGTGTAAACCTATTATTGGACAGGGGTTATCATAAAGATGCAGCTGAAACAATAGCAGCATTTGTATATGCAAAAAATCAATCATCAGAATAGTATGGAAGAGAACAAATACCAACCTCTATCAGAATCAGACTTCAAACAATTAGAGGAGCATCTTAAAGGAATTAAGAATCATTTACCAGACCATTTGATGTCATCATTTTGGATGTGGTGTAATATGATAAGGAATACTAAAACACCTCAACCTTGCAGCTGCGCTAGTTCAGCTAAGCATTGGGGAAGTTGTGTAGAAGAGTTAAGAGCGTATATTAAAAGAGTGAATGAATAATCAAATAGAGAATACAAAAAGGCTAGAAGCATTGTATAAAAAATCACATTCTTGGCTATCGGCATGTGCGTTTAACATAGCTAAGGATGAAGATGTTGCAAATGATTTAGTAGCTGAGTTGTATCTCTATTTGGCTGAGAAGGTAAACCCATCTCTATGGTACTTAGATACTTTTAATCTTATGTATCTTTATTCTTTTATTAAATCTCGTTTCCTTAATAGGATTAAAACGCAAAGTAGAAATCTTCCCCTGTTGGACAATTGGGATAAAGAAGAAGAAGTATATGATGTAGAGTATGATAAGCAATTAGAGGATACCTACAATAACGTTATAGAGGAACTAAAGCAAATGGAGAAGACCAAACAATGGGCATCTTCTAAATTAGCTCAGTTATATTTTTTCAATGATGAAATGACTTTAGAGAAGTTAGCATCCGAAATAAAGATATCTAAATCTACAGCGTTCCTTAACGTAAAGAAAACCAAAACCCACATTAAGAATACGATTGATAACCCATTCACAAAACGATAGGTTAAATACAAACGCTCGTACAAGTGTTAAAATATATACACATTAAAATAATATAATTTAATATGGGATTTAAACCTGGACATAAGTTAGCTAAAGGAAGGCCAGCCGGTTCTTTAAACAGGTCAACGGAGATGATGAAGTTAAGTGTAGCACGAGCTACCAACTCAATATTGGATAATTTGACAACCGATTTAGAAAAGATAAGAAAGACTGACCCAGAAGCAGCAATCAATATAGCATTAAAGTTATTGGAATTCTCTATGCCAAAGTTATCTCGTACGGAAATGAAAGCCGATATCAACCAACGTATTGAGCAGATTACAGTAAACGTTACACAAAAGATATTAGATAATGAACCTGGAGATTAATACCACAATCACTTATCAGAATCAAGCAGACTCACAAACACGTGTGACTCATCACATCGGTGGTACCCGTAGTGGTAAGACATGGGCTATTCTTCAATGGATTATCGTACAAGCGCTTCAAAGCAAGCAAGAGGTAACTATTGTTAGGAAAACAATACCATCGCTTAAAAGGACTGTAATGAAGGATTTTAAGGATGTCATGCAATTGATAGGCCTGTGGAATGAAAATGAATTTAATATCTCAGATAGAATCTATACATTATATAATGGTAGTACAATACAATTTATATCAACGGATGATGCTGAAAAGTTAAGAGGATTAAAATCATCTGTACTTTGGTTAGAAGAAGCTAACGAAATAGATGAGGAATCTTACTTCCAGCTTCAAATTCGTACAACAGGTCCAATCTTATTATCTTACAACCCTACTATATCACCATACCATTGGATAAGATTAATGCAGGATTGTACTCGTTACTTCACTACATTTAGAGATAACATTTATTTAGAAGATTCAGTTAAGAAAGCCATTGAAGATTTACAACACACTAATCAAAAGGCTTGGAAAGTATATGGATTGGGTGAGTATGTTGGTAATGAGAAAGCCATATTTGAATTTAATACAATAGATAAGATGCCGGTAGATGCTGAGTTTGTTGCATTCGGGCTCGATTTTGGATATAGTTCTGACCCTACTGCGTTGGCTAGTTTATGGAGATACAACAATGAGATATACATTTACGAACACTGCTATGAAAAGGGCTTGGTGACAAAGGATATAGCTGATATGCTATCGCAAGTAGTACATGGTAGAGAAGAGATATGGGCTGATTCGGCTGAACCTCGTTTGATAGATGAATTATATCGATTAGGATTTAATATAAAGCCGGTAAAGAAAGGACCAGATAGTATTAACTTTGGTATTCAGGTACTAAACAACTATACTATAAACATACCTAAAGAATGTCAGAATCTTATTAATGAGTTTTACTCATACGAATGGGGTACGGATAGAATGGGTAAGCAGATAGATAAACCAATTGATTTTAATAATCACCTCATTGATGCGGCTCGCTACGCAGCAATGATGACATTATCAAATAAAGCAACAGCAGCGGGCAAATATATAATTTCAATAAGATAGTATGGAAGATAAAGAATTAAACGTAGATTTAAACAATCTAACAAAAGAGGATTTTTTAGAGATGGCTAAGTATATACATCACTTAGAAGGATTAGTAGGGCAACTACAATCTAATGTAGAACAATTGAAAACATATTGTATGACATTAAAAGCACAAAGGGTTAGCGCTGATAATAAAGTAGCAAGTCTTAACAACGCATTACTTCAAGCAACAATAACTCAACAACCAACAATAACAACAATTGATATAACTGATAGTAGCTTAGATTTAATTAACCCCGAACAATACCGATTAAAACAACAATTTTAATATGAAAAAACCAATAGCAATAACAGTACCTAACCAATGGTCAGCCGTTACTCTTAAAAAGTATTTAGAACTTAAAAAGGATATGGATAACTACGCAGGTGAGTATGAAGCTGTAATAGCTTGTATGTTTCACCACTTATGTGAGTTTCCAGCTGATTATATTCATAAGCTAGATTTAAAAACATATACGGATATTGTAAATGATATGACTACGTTCTTAGCTGAAGTAGAATTACCTCTGCAGAAGTTTATAACAATAGATGGAGTAGAGTATGGATTTGAACCTAATCTATCTAAGATGGCTTATGGTGCTTATGTGGATATTACTAAGTACGAAACGATTGAGATTAATAAACAATGGGCTGAGATTATGTCTATCTTATACAGGCCTGTTACGAGTAAGAAAGGAAAGCTATATGATATTAAACCATATGATGGAGTAATAGACGATGAAAAGTTCCTAAGCGTTGGAATGGATGTACATTTTGGTGCTATTTTTTTTTTCAAAACTTTACTCAAAGACTTGTTGAATTTTACCCTGAAGTATTCGGCGAAGGAGATGGAGACTCTTTCTCCCAACATACGCAAAATTTTGGAAAGAAGTGGAAATCTTATACAAGCTTAGAACAGCTTGCAGGAGGTGATATCCTAAAGTTTGATGTAGTGGCTACGATGCCATTAGAGATGTGTTTAATGAAGTTAGCCTATGATTCAGATAAAGCTCAGTTAGAGAATCTAATACATAATGAGGCTATGAGAAAAATCGGTTAGTAACTTTTATAGATTTGATTGTTAAAACATAAAGTAATCCATATGAAGCTAAAAACACAAGCGGTTGCACCCAGACCAATAGAACCTACTGTAGGTTACTATCAGCCAACTAAGAACCTTAGAGGTGCAGGAGGCAAGAGTGGATGTTTATGTTTGAATAGAAATTACTACTCCCTAAAATGTTGCAATGGATATCTAGGCAATCAGGGAGTGGGGTTAATATACTCCGATGTAAATAACGTAATTGTAGAACCAACTCCATAATAATATGCCAACACCATCGTATACTCGAAATATGAGAAAATGGTCTGGTGTTTACTTCGGTGACACTAGAGGTAGAGCTATACCACATAATAAGCGTAGAGCTTGTTTATGTGCGGATTATGATGTGTACTCAACGGAATGTTGTGAAGGAGCTCTTATCGGACAATCGATAGGACCTGTTTCAGGAGCACCAAGAGATAGGGGAGCATTTAGTGCCGGTTTTAGTAATGGATTTGATATAGGAACAACTGAATAATAAAATTAATAATACATGTCTCAATTAAACAAAAATCAATTAGAGCAAGTAAATCAAACTAACTTCCCTAATAATAACGTAGCATTTATCACGCCTGAAAAGCTGAGAGAAATGAATACGGATATGATTGATAGCTTTGTGCTTGAGGGTGATTACCAAATCACATCTCAATCATTAAGTGGTAGTGTAGCATCTTTACAAAACCAAGTAGATACTTTGGTTGTAAGTGGCTCTGCTATTCAAATCTTAGAAGAAGGTACCTCATTAGGTACGGTTGGAGCGATGAACTTCGTAGGAGCTAGCATTACCGCATCGGTATTTGGTAACGTTGCTACAATAAACGTAAATGCAACGGCTGTTGATTTATCAGCAATTAATGCTTTTACTGCATCTGCTCAAGCAGAGATAAACGCTTTAGAAGCTGTAACTGGTTCATATGCTACTACATCTTCACTTAATCAATTATCTGCTTCTCTTGCTTCTGAAATCAACTCTATCGAAGGCGCATATGTAACTACATCATCGTTCAATAGTGTAAGTTCATCGATAGCAAATGAGATAAACGTATTACAACAAGATATAGCAGAGTTGGATATCGCTACAGGTTCATTAGTAACTACGGCATCATTCAATTCATATACTGCATCAACAAATCAATTTACACAATCTATCAACCAATACACAGCATCAAACAATCAGTTTAGTGCAAGTGTAGCTAATGAGATAGATGTATTACAAGCTGAGGTTGATTCCCTACAAGCGGTGACTGGTTCATACGCTACAACATCATCTTTAGCAGCTGTATCACAATCATTAGTTGATACAATAAATTCAGTTAGTACTTCTATTGATAATCGTATTGATGAAGTATCAGGTTCAGTTAAAGCTCAAATAGATGGATTAACATCTGAGGTAGATTCATTACAATCAGTAACCGGCTCATACGCTACTACTGGTTCAAACATATATACAGGCAGTCAAATCATATTAGGTAACTTAACCTTAGATGGTGATATGACTGTGACAGGAGCTATAACTGCTTCTAAGCTATTAGTACAATACGAAACGGCATCAGTAATATACTCATCAGGTTCTAACCAATTTGGTGATGAATTAACGGATGTACAAACTCTTTGGGGTGATGTAATAATTACAGGTTCAATAACTGTAAACGGAACAACGTTTAGCAATGGTACATCAGGTACAAGCGGCACATCAGGAACAAGCGGCACATCGGGTACTTCTGGAACGAGTGGTGTAGATGGCTCATCAGGTACTTCTGGATTAAACGGAAGTAGTGGAGTAGATGGCTCATCAGGTTCATCAGGTTCAAGTGGCACATCTGGTACATCTGGTTCAAGTGGAGTTAATGGGGCTAATGGCTCATCGGGTGTGGATGGTTCATCCGGCTCAAGCGGTACATCAGGTACTTCTGGTAGCTCAGGAATAAATGGAGCAAATGGTTCTTCAGGAGTTGATGGCTCATCAGGAAGTTCTGGTACATCAGGTACTTCTGGTTCAAGTGGAGTTAATGGTGCTAATGGTAGTAGTGGAGTTGATGGTTCAAGCGGTACATCGGGTAGCTCAGGGATTAACGGAGCAAATGGTTCATCAGGTGTTGATGGCTCTTCAGGTACTTCTGGTACTTCGGGAATTAACGGAGCAAATGGAAGTAGTGGAGTTGATGGTTCTTCAGGTACATCTGGAAGCAGTGGTATCAATGGAGCAAATGGTTCATCAGGTGTTAATGGAAGTAGTGGAACATCAGGTACTTCTGGATTATTACTATTAGATGGTACAACTGACAATGGTTTAATTACATATAAACCAAACGGAAGTGGAAGTGTTGAAAGTAATTTAACTTTTGATGGTGATAGATTAAGTGTAACTGGAGATATAACTGTAACTGGAGCAATAACAGCTTCTAAGTTATTAGTACAAATAGAAACAGCAAGTGTAATATATTCATCAGGTTCAAACCAATTCGGAGATGCATACGATGATACACAATTATTATTTGGACAAGTAAAAGTAACTGGTTCTTTATCAGTACAATCGGGTTCTAATTTAGTTGGTGGAGTAACTGCTAGTGGATTAAGATATCCAACAGTTGACAATGGTGAATTTAGTTTTATTCAGACTGATGGTAATGGTAATCTATCTTTACAATATGTTAATACAACTAACGATACTGTTTACAATGGTGAAGCAACAACTTTATTAAGAGGAACACCTGTTTATGTATCAGGTTCAGTTGGAGCAAATCCAAAAGTGTTTAGAGCAGATGCGGCAATAGCATCTAAGATGCCTGTAACTTATATTATAGGTGATAACATAGCAACTGCAGATACTGGTAGAGGTATTATATTAGGACAAATCGATGCAGTTGATACAACGGGATATGCTGAAGGAGCTGAAATATATGCAGCTGCCGGTGGTGGATTTACAAATATAAGACCAACTGGTACAGCAGTTATACAATTATTAGGAATAGTAACAAAAGAAGGTAGTGGTGGTAAAGGTTTAGTATTAAACCCTGGTCCTGCTACACTTCCAAATATAGCTGAAGGATTTGCATGGGTAGGTAACTCAAATGGATATCCAACAGCAGTAGCAACTGGTTCATTTATAGCAATAGGAACATCAGGTACCTCAGGTGTTAGTGGTACAAGCGGCATTAACGGAACTTCTGGTATCAATGGTACATCAGGCGTAGATGGAGCTAATGGCTCTTCAGGTACCTCAGGAATAAGTGGAGCAAATGGTACATCTGGAGTTAACGGAGCTGATGGTTCTTCTGGGACAAGTGGAAGTAGTGGAGTAAATGGTGCTAATGGAAGCTCAGGTGTAAATGGGGCAAACGGGTCATCGGGTACTTCTGGTACATCGGGAGTTAGTGGAGCAAATGGTAGTAGTGGAGTAAATGGAGCAGATGGCTCATCGGGTACTTCTGGTACATCAGGAGTTAGTGGAGCAAATGGTTCATCAGGTACTTCTGGAACAAGCGGATTATCTGGTACGGCTACATTCCCTTATACTGGTTCTGCTATCTTTAGTGGTAGTTTACAATTGATTGGTAACTTTGGTGTTACTGGTTCATCGACTGTATTGAGTGGAAGCTTATCAGGTTCTTATGTAAGTACATTAGGAGATATATACCCAACAACTGCACCAGCTAATAGAATTGTAACGCTTACACAAGCTGAGTACGATGGAATTGGAACTAAAGATATAAGCACATTATATGTAATATCAGGTTCATTTGTATCAGATGGTACATCGGGTACTTCTGGATTAAATGGTACATCTGGTATTAATGGTACCAATGGAGCAAATGGTACATCAGGAGTAAACGGAGCTAATGGTTCAAGCGGCGTTAATGGAGCTAATGGTTCATCAGGTACTTCTGGTGTTAGTGGGGCTAATGGCTCATCGGGTGTAAATGGAGCAAACGGCTCATCCGGTACAAGTGGTACGAGTGGATTAACAACATCAATAACTGTAGCTGATGAAGGTACAGCGCAAGGAGCAGCAACATTCTTTAATTTTACAGGTGATGGTGTAACGGCAACCGTTACATCTAATACAGCATCGATAGCAATTACTGGTGGAGGAGGGGCATCATTCCCTTATACTGGTTCAGCAATCATATCTGGTTCATTAATAATAACTGGTTCAGCATTAGGTAATGTAGTATCAGCAAGTATATCATCAAATACAGCATCAATTAATTTGAGTGATGGTGATTATATTACTTGTTTGGTAAGTGGAAATATGTTCTTCAATATAATAAATCCTAAACCTGGTGAAACAGCAAATCTATTATTAACTGTTGGTCAACCTGGTCCAACACCTCCAACAGCTTCATTCTCAACAAATGTTAAGCAAATAAGTGGAAGTAGATATTTTCCAACATCTGGAAGTGGTAGAGTAGATTTATTATCATTCGTATCATTTGATTCAACGAATGTGTATATGGCAAACATTAGAAACTTAGTATAAATTATGGGATTATTTACAGCAATAAATCAACAAACGGCTAACGATTTTGTAAGAAATGGATTAGTGTTTTATGTAGATTCAAACAATGCAACTTCATACCCTGGCTCTGGAACATCTTGTTTTCAGGTTCCTAATTTGGGATTAACACCTAGAACAGGTACTTTACAAAATGGTGTAACATTTTCATCACAAAATGGAGGAACATTTGCTTTGGCATCAGCTAATAGCAGATATATATCATTTTCTGATTCAACTTTACCTACCGGTACATCTTCTAGAACATTAAGTGTATGGATGTATAATAATAATACAAATGGTAATTCAATATGGTATGGTACTGCTGCAACAAATAGAGGAATTGGAATGCAACAATTAAATGCCAATGGAACTGTATTTCGTTTTTACGGATATGCAAATGACTATGATATTACTGTAACTTCAACACAAGGTAATATGTGGAATAGATGGACTAATATGGTTGGAACATTTAATGGTACGGTTGCAGCAGTTTATTTAAATGGAGAATATATGGGAAGTTCAAATAGAGCTTGGAATACTATATTAGGTGGTACATTAAGTTTAGGAGCAACTGTATTTTCTGGTTCACCAGGTAACTTTATAAATGGATTTCTACCAACAGCACAAATATACAATAGAGTTTTAAGCTTTGCTGAAATAAGACAAAACTATAATTTTTTTAAACCAAGATTTTTAAATTAATATATGGCACAAACACAAAAAATGTATTTAGGTGGAGTACCGGTAATTAAAAATTACTTAGGTGCTAATCCTATTGTCTCTGCTGGAGCTATTGCTAGAGTAATACCTATTTTATCAATTGAGTATTTGGTTGTTGCTGGTGGAGCTGGTGGTGGAGCTGATGGTGGCGCAAACAATGCAGGTGGTGGTGGTGCTGGTAGATTTGTTTCATCATCATATACATTAAATCCATCTAGTACATTAGATGCAGTTATTGGTACAGGTGGTGCAATTGCAGCAAATGGAAACGATTCATCATTAATTGGTTCGGGATTAAACATACAAATGAGAGGTGGTGGACGTGGAGCAACTAGTGGTAACGGAATAGCAGGTGGCTCAGGTGGTGGAGCTGCAGTTCCTAATAATACAGGTGGTAGTGCTTCAAATGGTGCACTATCATCGGATTTAATTGGTATTGGTACTGCTGGTGGAAATTCAGGAGGTACTGACGCAAGTGCTGGAGCTGGTGGTGGAGCAAACACTCAATGGCTTGATGGAATTACTTATTGTGTTGGTGGCCCAAGTGCAACTGGTGGAAGTGCATCAACAACTGCAGGTAGTGGTGGACATGGTGGAAAATATTTAGCCCCTACGGCCGCAACAGCTGGTAGAAATGGTATTGTAAAAATACGTTACGCTGGTGGCCCTGTTGCTAGTGGTGGTACTATTACTGAAAGTGGTGGATACACATATCATACATTTACATCAGATGGAACATTTACTTATCCATCCTAATCAATAAAAACACAAACACAATTGTTAAATTAAAAAATAAATAATATTATGGGCAACAAGATTGAAAATCAACAAAACTATATTGAGAACGGAATGTTCTCTGGAGCTGCAGTAGTAGTACCAACTTCTGGTTCTGCATTTAACTCAGCATCAGGTGATAACCCTCAATTTGGATTCTTAGCAGGCGGCTTGTACGTTGGTGGACAAGGTAATGTATCATTAAAAACAGTAGATGGTTCAGTAGTAACATTCGTTTCTGCATCTGGATTCATTCCTGGTTTAATAGCAGCAGTATCTTCTTCTTCAACAGCAACAGCTATCCTTGCATTAAGATAAAAAATAAAATATGTCAGTAAATCTAAATTCAAATATCATTAAAGCTGTCCAGCCTTTTGTAAATAGGAATGGACTTAGCTACAACTTTCCTGCTAATGTTTGGGCACAAGCAGGCGGAGGTGGTGGAGTACCCGGAACTAGCTTTGGTGGTTTATTTCAAGGAGGTGGTGGCGGAGCTGGTGCTTTTTTATCATCATCACTATCAGTTATACCAAATGTAACTTGGACTATCAATGTTGGTGGTGGTGGAGCAAGTGGTACAAACGGACAAGATACTTACGCAACTATATACAATGATACTTACGCTGGAATAACAAATATAAAAGCGCAAGGTGGTAGAACAGGTAACTTAAGTACTGGAGGTAACTCTGGTACAGGTTCAATTATTACACCATCAGGAACTTTTAATTACACCGGATTTACTGGAGGTGCAAATGTTGGTAATAAAGGTGGTGGTGGAGCCGGTACTACACAAAATGGTCAGCCAGCTGACGTTAGTGCAGGTGGAAATGGTGGAGAAGGTAATGATGATACCGGAGTTGTAATTGGCGGAGGTGGAGGTGGAGGTGCTTTCGGAATTAATGGTGCAGGTGGAACTGGTAATGATGGTGGAGGAAACGGAGCCGGTGAAGCTATTTTAAATGGATTCAATGCTATTGCTATTGGAGCTGGTGGTGGAGGTGGAGCCATAAGAAATGATGAAGGTATTATAACCTCTGGTTCAGGTGGAAATGGTTCTAATGGAATATTTTTAATTCAATTTGAAGGTACTATTGGAACTGCATTAAATCAATATGATATTGCTGTAACTAATGCTACAATTACTAAAGCTGGTAATACAACTACTATTACATATAATAGTGGAAGTGGTACATTTAGATATACAGCACCTTACCCTTACGTGCCGGGTAATTAAAAATCGATACGAAAAAAAAACCAATTGTTAAATAACTAAATACAAAACTAATATGAACGCAAAAGACGTACTTAAGAAACTTGTACAAACCTTATCTAAGGCTGTCGAGTTTACTGATGCCACATTGGCTGATGGGACTGTATTGCAATCACCAACGTTTGACTTAGGAGAAAAAGTTGATGTAGTTTCATCTGATGGAACTTTATCACCTGCACCCGATGGAGAACATGAGATTGCTTTAAAGGACTCAGAAGGTAAAGAAGTAGTGATTAGAGTTGTTACTAAAGATGGTGTTATCACCGAAAGAATGAATGTTGAGGAAGCTCAACCTGAAGTTCCTGAGGAAGAAGAT